TGAGCAAGAAAGGGCTTACGATCAAGCCAACCTGTCAACCGCCCTGTACCGTCATATCTGGTTGGGGGAGATGTACGACGAGGTAGAGGACACAATCATCCCTGTCGATTGGTTTGAGTCGGCTATTGATTCGCACATCAAGCTAGGCTGGAAGGCTGAAGGAGCTATTATTGCAAGTCACGACCCGTCCGATCTGGGTGGAGACTCGAAGGGCTACGCTGTCAGGCATGGGAATGTAGTCCTGAACGTCACTGAAAAGGTCACAGGCGATTCTAACGAGGGCATGGATTGGGCTATCTCCCAAGCCATCAAGGATCGGGCTGACTACTTTGTGTGGGACTGTGACGGTCTGGGTGTATCCCTGAAACGGCAGGTAGACGCTGCGCTAGAAGGCAAAAAGATTGATTACGTCATGTACAAAGGTTCTGAGGCTGCCGAAGACCCTGATGCACCCTATTCGGACGGTGGGAATCAAAGGGCCAGGTCTAACCGGGATACGTTTGCCAATAAAAGGGCGCAGTACTGGTGGCGTCTAAGGGATCGTTTCGAGGCTACGCACAGGGCGGTAACGAAGGGCCAATACATCAATCCTGATGAGCTAATCTCCCTATCGTCGGGGATTGAGAAGCTGGATCAGTTAAGGGCTGAAGTGTGCCGCATTCCATTAAAACGGAATAATTCTGGTAAGATACAGATCATGTCGAAGATCGAAATGGCAAAGAAGCCGTATGAAATCCCTTCACCGAACATGGGGGACGCGCTGATGATGGCAATGTACCGGCCTAAACCTAAACTGGCCGAAGTGAAACAGATAAAATTCAAAGGGTGGGCCTAATGGCTGAGTATCTGACAGAAGAACCTGGCAACGAAACCAAGCAGGACAAGGCTGAGTCAGAGGAATACTACACTGACTACGACAGTCATCAGACCGTCATAAATCTGATGACTGCTGCGCAACAGGCTGATCACGACAACCGTGAGAAGGCTAGGGAGGCGCACCTGTTCGTTGATAAGCGCGACGGCCAGTGGGAGCCGTACTGGTGGAACAACAACGCTGGTAAGCCCAGGTATACGTTTGACATGGTGAACCCGATTGTTGATCAGGTGTCTGCTGAAATTGAGCAGAGCGACTTTGACATCAAGGTATCACCACAGTCTGGGCCTGCATCCAAAGAGACAGCAATGGTGATGGATGGTCTGATTCGCAACATTGAGTCTATGAGTCGGGCGAAAGAAATCTACATCAATGCCGGCAGGGGAATGGCAACCGCCGGATATGATGGGTGGATGGTCTCGCATAAATACGCCGATGAGGAATCATTCGATCAAGATTTGGTGATTGAGCCGGTTCCCAACTTCATAGATCGTGTGTGGTTTGATCCTGCATCGTATCGTCAAGACAAGTCTGACGCGCAGTATGCTTTCCTACTGCATCCGGTAAGCAAGGCTGAGTACGCGTCAAGGTGGCCTGAAGGTTCGGAAGCGTCAGTATCTGATGACCGCGAGGGCGATGCTTATTACGACAAGGCCGAGGTCATTGTTGTCGGTCAGTTGTTCTATGTGAAGCGCAAGCCTATGGAACTGGTGCTGATGTCCAACGGTGCTGTGTATGAAGCCACCGACGATTTTGAGAAGGTGGTAGACGAACTCGCTGCTGCCGGTCTTACTGAGGTTAGACGCAGGACTGCGTATAAGAATGTGGTTTGTTCGCACTTCTACGATGCAACGGACTGGCTAGAGGATGAGGAAGAAACCATCTTTGACCGTGTTCCTGTTATCCCTGTTTACGGTAATTTCAAGATAACCGAGAACAAAACAATCTACTGGGGTGTGGTAGAAAAACTGCTTGATCCTCAGAGAGTTCTCAACTATTCGATGTCGCGTGAGATTGAGGAAGGCGCACTAGCACCAAGGGCTAAATACTGGATGACCCTGACGCAGGGCGCCGGACATGAAGACTCGCTGTCTACACTGAACACCAACAGCGACCCGGTACAGTTCTTTAATGTTGACCCAGAGAATCCAGGCCCACCACAGCAGAACGGTGGTGCAATGGTAAACCCAGGTCTTAGGACGATCTCTGAGTCAATGAGACAGTTGATCGGGCAGACCGCTGGCATGTTTGCTGCGAACATGGGGGACAATCCCGGTCTCCAGTCTGGTGTGGCTATTGAACGGCTACAGAGCAAGGGCGACAACGGCACGGTGAAGTACTTCAGGGCATTGGAAACCGCCATTGCTGCCACTGGTGATCTGTTGGTTAAAACGATTCCGAAAGTCTATGACACTCGCAGGACTGTGCGGCTTCTTTACGAAGACAACACAGCAGAGATGATCACGCTGAATGACACGGTGATTGATAATCAAACCGGAGAGCCTGTCACCCTGAACGATCTCACCAAGGGTCAATACAGTATTACCTGTCGCGCCGGCCCAAGTTTCAGGAACAAGCAACAGGAGACCATTGAGACAATTATTGAAATCGCTAAGGTTGATCCGTCGATCATCAGCATGTCTGGTGACATCCTGTTGAATGCAATCCCGACATCTGCTGCTATGCAGATCGGAGAACGCAAACGGCTACAGATGATTGCACAGGGTCTTATCCCTGCCAGTCAGATGACTGAGGAAGAAACGCAGCAGATGCAGCAGCAGCAGCAGAATCAGGGTCAGCAGCAAGACCCTAACATGGTTCTGGCACAGGCTGAGATGGCTAAGGCGGAAGCAGAGCAGATGAGGGCGCAGGTAGAGGTGCAGAAGTTGCAACTTGAGACTGCTAGGATTCAGCTTGAGACGCAGAAGTTCCAGGCGTCGATGCAGATGGATCAGGCCAACGTACAGTTGGATGGGTTCAATGCTGAGACCCAGAGGATGAACACACAGATCAAAGCACAAGAAGCTGGCGTGAGGATTCAGAAGGATTCCATCCAAGCGCAAGGGATGCAGATTGACAACCAGTTGAAGGTGGTCAGCGCACTCAATCCATTCAGGGGTCAACAATGAATCCACTTGCAGGGATTACTATCGTCATTGAGTCAGAAGAACCGCTGACTGAAAAAACTAACAAGGCAAACAGGGATAACGTCATTGCCAATTGGAGCTTTGGGCCGGAAGAAACGACTAGTGATAACAAAGACTACTGGCGTCAGATGGCTAAGATTTGGAGCGTTAGTCCGGCAGAGGCTCGCCGGCAACTGTGCGCAAACTGTGAGTATTTCAACAACACTCCAGAATCAATGGAGATGATGGAAGCCGTTTCAGAGGATGAGTATGACGCTGACGGTGGTGGCCGTGGTTACTGTACGAAGTTTGAGTTTATTTGCCACAACCTGAGAGTATGTCAGGCGTGGGAAGAAAAAGAGTTTGAGGAGGACTAATGGCACAGTCAGCACTGCGAGACATAAACCAGCAAGAGGAAAAGTGACAAATTCTGTCACCTATTGACAATAAACGTCACATTGTGTCACCCTGCCTACAGGCCACCAGACCTTTTCTGGGCTATCACCTATAAGGGCATCTATGACGCAACCAGACAAATACCAAATTGAAGTCGGCGATGAGACTCAGGAGACTGAGGTCATTCAAGAGGTTCAAGAGGTAGAAGAGTCTGAGGAGCAGGAAACTGCTGCCGAACCGTCAACGGATAGTGGGGAGACCCACGATAAACCTATCTTCACCGAGCAACAGCAGCGGATATTCGACGAGGCAATCGGAAAAAAGGTATTCAAGCTCCGTGAAAAAGAGCGTGAGACCGAACAACTCCGAAGACAGCTTGAAGAATTCCAGAAAACTGAAACTCGGTCACGGCCATTTATACCTGACATGCCAGACCCGTTCGCTGTAACCGATGAGGAATACAAGCGAAAGGTTCGGGAGCGTGAACAGGCGTTGATATCCGTGGCGTCCTACGATGCACAACAGCAGATGGTTGAACAACACCGACGAGCTGTAGCAGAGCAGGCCGCGCAAAAGCAGCAAGAGGTATTGGTAGAGAAAGTTCAGTCTTATTCGGAGCGTGCAAAGACGCTAGGGATTAGACCAGACGAACTGCAAGCCGCTGGCGCCGTTGTTGGGAATTTCGGGATTGATGACTCTCTGGTGCAGTACATCTTAGAAGATGACCAGGGGCCACTGATCACTAAGTATCTATCGCAGAACGTCCAAGAACTGGACAACCTGCGATACATGCATCCAACACAAGCCGCTGTGAGGATTGCGACACTCATCAAATCGAAGGCTGCTGCCCTGAAACCAAGACTAACTAATGTCCCAAATCCTATCCGGTCACCGCAACCCACTGGGATTGCACCAAAACCGAAGGGGCCACGGGGCGCAACTTTTGAATAGGTGAATAGAAATGGCTAATAATCTAAGTAGTAACGTAACTCGGAAAGTAGCGCGGGTCTTCCTTGATGCGTTTGAAAATTCCCGTGTAATTACCAAGACAGTTGACACTCAGCTTCTGGCTGACAAGTTCAATCCTTCTAGCGGTAGCACTGTAGACTTCAAACGTCCACATGACTACAAGACCATTCGCACTTCTGGCGGTGACATCTCTGCATCTACCAAGAGCGAGATCATTGCTGGTAAAGCAACTGGTACTGTGCAGAACTATTTCACTGCTGCTACTGAATGGGGCAACGTGGAAGAGGCTCTTCAACTAGACCAGCTTGAGGACATTCTTGATCCTATGGCCCGTCGAATCGTCACCGATCTGGAACTGGACTTCGCGGCTTTTATGCTGAAGAACGCTTCCCTGCGTTATGGTACTCACGGCACAGCAGTAGACGCTTGGTCTGATGTGGCTGGCGCTGGTGCATTCATGGACTCAATGGGCATCGACCCTAGCACAGAACGTTTCTACCTGATGAACCCCTTCACGGTAGCAACTCTGGCATCTGCTCAGACAGGTCTGAATTCCGTTGATAGTCTGATTCGTACTGCTTGGGAAAATGCCCAGATCAGCACGAACTTCGGCGGTCTGCGTGCGCTGAGTGCAACGACTCTGGCGAGCTTTACTTCCAGCTCTGGCGCGGATCGTGCCGGTACTCTGAGTGCTGCACCTGATGCAACCTATGTCACTGCTAAAGACACAATGACCCAGTCTCTGGCCGTCACTGCGTTCCAAGCGAACATGGTTGTAAAGGCTGGCGAACTGGTAACCATTGCGAACGTCAACCGTCTGAACTGCTCTACCCGTCAAGCGATGGTAAGTGCAACTGGCGGAAACGTAGCATGGACTGGTGTTGTTACTGCTGATGTCACTCTTGGCGCGTCTGGTGAGGGTACGCTGGTAGTTGCTGGCCCTGCAATCTACGAAGCGACTGGTCAGTACAACACTGTAACTGCGGCTCCTGCTAACGGTGCTGTGATTACAATCGTCTCCACTACTGCGACTCTGTATCAGCCTAACCTGTTCTATGCCAAGCAAGCATTCGGCATGGGTACGGTGAAGCTGCCGAAGCTGTACTCCACTGACACTGTTGCGACTACATCCGATGGTATGTCTATACGTATCAGCAAATACTCTTCAGGCGATGCCAACAAGCAGCAGATTCGATTTGACCTTCTGCCTGCTTACGCTTGCTTCAACCCGCTGATGGCTGGTCAAGGGTTCGGCGTATAACCTTGAGGGGGGAGGCGAAAGTCTCCCCTTTTTTTATGAAGAAAGATTCCCGCCTCAGTAAAGTGGGCGTTTCCGGTTATAACCAACCAAAGAAAACTCCTAACCATCCTACGAAATCGCACGTTGTTGTTGCTAAAGTAGGCAACGAGATCAAGACAATCCGATTCGGCCAGCAAGGTGTCACAGGCTCTCCAGCAACAAAGGGCGAGTCTGAATCAGACCGCAAGCGCAGAGCGTCATTCATGGCGCGTCATCGTGCTAACATAGACAAAGGCAAAATGTCAGCGGCTTATTGGGCTGCAAAGGAGAAATGGTGACCACAATCTGGATTAAACCAAGTGGCGTGGAAGTCAGTGTTGACAGCGATAGTTACGAAGCTGCTGCAAGTCTTGGCTGGAAGCCTAAAGATCAAGAGCCGGTAGTTGAAGCAAAGAAACGTGGTCGTCCAGCCAAATCAGGGGTGTGACATGAAAGGCTTGTATGCAAACATTGCGGCAAAGAAGAAGCGCATTAAAGCAGGTTCTGGCGAGAAGATGCGTAAGCCTGGCACTGCTGGTGCTCCTACTGCCAAATCGTTCAAGCAGGCGGCCAAGACCGCTAAACCGAGGTTTGAATAATGGCAACAGTTGCCCAAGTAGCGAAAGCATCACTGCAAGCGATTCTGGTACAAGCGTCAGAGGCTCCATTAGAGGCTGACGAGTATCAGGATTTTATCTTTGCAATGAACAACTACATGGCGTCACTCGCTGCCAAGGGCGTCAACCTTGGTTATACCAATGTGTCTACGTTAGCGGATACCGTTACTGTTCCACCAGGTGCTATTACCGGATTGATTGCGAACATGGCGATTCAGTCTGTTCCCTATTACGGTGGTGTAGTTACTCCTGAACTTGCACTGACTGCAAGGGAAGGGATGCAGGCAATGCGTCAACTCGGTCAGATCATTACTCCGACCAAACTACCATCTACACTGCCGATTGGTTCTGGTAATGAAGAGTCTATATACGGTTATTCGTCGCACTTCTACACTGGTGACGAGACTGGCATTGCTACTGAAACCAACGGACTAATAGGATTGGAGACATCGACAAATGGTTGACCGTTCTTATGGCGTAAGACAGAGCCAGTTCATTGAAGAGACATCAGTACCT